TGACATAATGGCTCCTTTTACCCATCTTTGTACCCAAATAGCGGATGGATTCGTCGTCAAGTGTTATCGATATGGCCTGCTTCATACCCTGTCCGAAGCCGTATCCATATATAAAATAATATTATTATGGGATAAAGAAGGGTCGAATCTTCGATTCAACCCATTTCAGGGGGAAAATGGGTATAGTCAAGTGCAATACGGCGGGAGACAGTGTGCTGTCGAGCGTGTTCTTGACTAAAAGTCTGATGTCGCCTTCGGCTCAAAGGATAGGGTTTAGTGTTGGGGTTTTGTTTATACACCGCTTAGAACTCGCGGGTGACATGCCCAAGGGATTGAAAGGAACTAGCAGCCAGATTATAATCAGTACTGAAGTTGTTGAAAGCGGACCAAACGCTTTCACTCAAGCACAAGTAGATCTACAACTCAACGTACTCGACAGAGAAGTGTTTGTCGTGACTGCGGTTGACCTGGACGTAAGTTCACCTAATGCCCTTGCAGCATTGGATACCTCAACACAAATGTCCATCTCAACAACCGGTCGTACTACAATTGGCGACCTTAGTGATACAAATGTTCTAGCTACCGCGCTTTCTCAAATCCGCTCTGGTGGATATGTGGATGGAGAAGTTGGATTCATGCAACAGCATCCAGAGTCACCACAAGGTGGGGACCTCGAATATATTGGATTGATAGCTACAAACGATTTCTTCCTTCAGATTGTTGGAACAAACAACGTTGCAGCAGGTCGTGGTCAAGCTCGAGTTTGGGGCTACCGCGCAGTAGCTGACGCAGCCACTTTCGCCGCATTAACACAGAGCGAGCTCCTAAGTGCTTGATCCAATGGTCAAGATTCATGGGAATTGGTGCGGTCCTAATTGGACCGGCGGTCGTAGGCTCTCTGCTGACGAGTATGACAAGCGTGGCCTTGATTGGAATGGCCCCGTCATTTCACCCCTCGATGCAGCCTGTAGAACACATGACTATGAATGTCGCAAAGGAACTTGTTCTAAAGCTGCAGATACCAGGTTAATCAAAGCGGCCGATAAAAGAATCTTAGGATACCTGGATCAACTCAAGTTGCAACTGGAACAACAGAAGTTAATTCTTACAGGTAGAGCTAGTTCGAAGAGAGCCAGAGAGATTTCCGCTCGCCTCGATGAATCGAGCGACGCTTCTTTGATTTCGACCGGTATCTCTATCGCTCGCATCACACGCCGGTCATAATATGGCAGACGTCACAATGACCCTGGATGAATACGAAGCCCTTCGAAGGCTGATAACAAGCGAACGCGAATCAGAAGGAGCAATGGAAGAAGCGAAAGCAAAGCGGAAACCAACTGCAGCTAACAAGAAATACTCCAGAGCATTCAAAAAACTTGCACCTAAGTTCAAGCTAAAGAATGGATCATGGAAAAAGAACGGCTTTGCTAATTGCTGCAAGGCTGCCCATAAGATGTGTAAGAAATGAAATGCCCACACTGTTCGAAGACTTTCAAGTCTAAACTAGCTTGGATCAAACATATGAAGAAAGTTCACTCTTCTTCTTGACGTAACCAATGCAAGCGTTCTGCTTCTTTGGAGAGTTTCAATAATTCATGAAGATGCTTCGATAACCTATGCTTGTTATCGATTCTATCTACAGGTGCGCCATTAGAAGCAGGTGTTCGTGATAACTTTACTTCCAATTCGTTTATGTAATCCAAAACTTCGTAGTAATGATCAATGGGGCTGGTCATTCTTCTTCCTCCTTATGTAATACTTCATCCATCCATTGCCAAAGTTCCAGAATATTCAAAGAAGCCTCGCCATCCATGACTTGGCCAAGGTGTTCTTTCATCATGTAAAGGTTTAATCTCAAATCTTTATTCATTCAAACTCCTCCTAAGCGCGTTTGCGCTGCATCAATGAGACAATAGGCACAGTCTTGACCTTGCTTCATTCTTTCAGTGCATACTTTGCAACTGATCCAAACTGTTTTTTTGGTTTCAAGGTTCTTTTGCATGTCTTCGATGATCAGTTTGTTGACATAATGGCTCCTTTTACCCATCTTTGTACCCAAATAGCGGATGGATTCGTCGTCAAGTGTTATCGATATGGCC